TCAGGATTACCAGGCTACGATTATGCAGCTCGCTACCGAGTATAACGCAGACCCGGAAGCCTTGCTGGAAATCGCTCAGTCAATCGCATCTAAACACCCCGATGTTATCAAAGCGGAGCAGATACGAAAGTCCAACGAGCAGGTCGAGTCACAGAAGGAAGTGCAAGAGAAGATCAATGCTGATGCGGTTTCCTTCCGGACAGCCTACCCCGATGTGGACATAAACAGTGTTCCAGCAGAGGTATGGGACAGGGTGGACAAGGGCTTGTCGCTCACGGATGCCTACCAGATCCATGAGAACAAGATCCTTAAAGAGAAGATAGCCGCCCAGGAAAAAGCCATCCAGGTAAAAGAGACCAATCAAAAAAACGCTGTCACTTCTCCTGGCTCAGTCACGGGCAACGGCGCAACGGTGGCAGATTATATCAGCCAAGAATCGTTTGCCCAGAACAAAGGCGATCAACGATGGGTCATCAAGAATCTCGAAAAGATTCAAGAGAGCCGCAAGAAATGGAAATAGAAAGGAAGATGACGAATGAACGTAAATAACGTAACCCGCGGATTTATACCCGAACTATTTGATGCTTCTGTGTATCGCACATTGGAGGACAATCTCGTCCTTAAAAAAATCTGTACCGCCCCTATCAAAGTTCCCATCAAAGATGCTGGCGACACCGTATATTTCACCGACCTGGGCGATCCGACTATTTCGGATTACACCGGGACGCTAACTGCTGAGGAATTGAATGATTCCCAAATTGCTATGCTGATTGATAAGACCAAAACATTTGCCTTTAAAGTGCAAGATGTTGACGCTCTTATGACCAACCTTGATTTGAAAGGTTCGCAGACTCAGAGAGCTGGGTACAATCTGGCAGATGCCGTCGAAAGACTGGTATTCAGCACAGTTGCAGCCTCAGCCAATGCTGGCGCCGCTGGTGCTGTCACCGTAACCACCGCTAACTGCCTTAGCGCTGTAGCGGCAGTTGCTCAACAGCTTTATGAGAACAATGTCAAAGATAACAATCTATGGCTTCTGTTACCGCCTTGGATGAAAGTTAAACTGGAATTGGCTGGTATCAAGTTTCAAATTAACAATGGCGTAAATGGCACTGGTGGCATGTTCTGGACTCAGGATCTGGGGTTTGATGCCTATGTTACCAACACCGTCTATAACACCGGAAACCAGGCGGCCCCTGTATCTACTATTTTGGGTGGATCTTATCAGGCTATCGGTTATGCGGATAAACAGTTGAAAACCAGAAACATTGAACTCAGTGGAAGTCGGGCGATACAGGTTGATGGTGGCTTAATCTTTGGTTTTAAATGTATAAAGCCAAAAGAACTAGCCGCCTCCATTATGACCTATGGCGCAGAGACTGTTATATAGTATATATGGTTGCATATCCTTTTGATTAGTGATATAATAAAAATATCATAAATCAGGAGGGATGTATTGTGAGAAAAGACTTAGCTGGGCAAAAGTTTGGGAGACTTACTGTTGTAAAATACGTAGGCAGACCGCCAAAGGGTAAGGGAAGCGTATATTATTGCGTTTGTGAGTGCGGCAATAGCGCAAATGTGTTGGGGAGTTCTTTGAAAACCGGAAACACAAAAAGTTGTGGCTGTATCAAACGCGAACAGTTGGTTCTTAGGAATTTTAAACACGGCAAAGTTAAGTCGCCCATATATGGTATATGGTCGGTGATGAAAGACCGATGCAATAATCCTAAAAATAAAAGCTATAAAAACTATGGTGGTCGTGGTATTAAAGTATGTGAAGAATGGCAGGATTTTGATAATTTCCACAATGATATGATTTCTGCTTACTTAAAAGGGCTTACCGTAGAAAGAGTAGATAATAATGGAGATTATTGCAAGGGAAACTGCATATGGGCAGACATGTTCGCTCAAGCCAACAACAAAAGAAGAAACAAGGTAATCACTTATAAAGGGGTTACTGACACGCTGACACACCTGTCTAAGGCATTCGGCTTTGATTATGTAGTTGTTCAAGGTAGGCTTTATGACGGCTGGGACGTTGATCGTGCAATAGAAACCCCTAAGACTAACTACAAAACATATTCGTACAATGGTGAAACAATGCCTTTAATAGACCTTTGTAGGAAATATAACCAAGAATATTCAAGGGTTCAAAAAAGATTGGAACATGGGTGGGACATAGAGAAGGCTTTATTAACACCCAAAACACACAAATGAAAGGATGATAAATAATGGCTGATAAAGCAATAGTAAACTCTAAAGTCACAACCTTAAATGCGATTCAACCTTTGACTCAGACTGCCGCTGATCTTGCAGGCGCTCAGAAGTTTGTCTATACCCCGACTGGGAAAGATGGCAAACTCTGTTTTGTTATCGCTAACGCCGTCGCTTTTGCAGTTACTACTTCTATCGCCGCAGGGTCAAGAGTGTTTGGATCTGCTGCCAAAGCCGATACCGGTCGGGCAACTGCCGGAACGGATATTTTGCAGATTGAAACAGGTAAATATATGCAGGCAAACGGCACAATTGAACTGACCGTAACCCCATACTCCGGTAAAGGGTTGACCGCAGACCATGCCCTGACCGTGGGTGTTATCGAACTACAGTAGTCTATTGGGGGGATTCGTCCCCCCTTTATTTATGAGGTGAAAGCATGAAGTTTAAGGCAGAACCGAAATTTTACGTTAAAATATCGAACAAATATATTCAGCGAGCGACCGGGAAAAAGGGCTTTTACTTCGATGCGAACGGCGAATATGAGACGGAGAATGCAGTCTTGATCAAGGCACTGTCCCCCATGTTCGCAGTAGTCGAAGAAGAAGTTGAAGAAGTAAAACCGATTCTAAGTTGTAAAAAATGTGATTTTACTTGCGATAATCGCGGTTTTTTGATGGCCCATTATCGCGAATTTCATCCTAAACAGAAGGAGGGAAAAGAATGAGTCAAGCAGTCATAAATTACTTAGGTAGATTTGTTAATCCGGAAGGCACTAAACTTGAAGTGGAAATCACAGATGCCACTATTAATATTGCTGGAAGTAATATGGAATTACGAGGCACAGCCGCAACTAAACCATTAGCTACTGCCGTAACTATTGGGGCTACATATTGGAGTGTAGATATAGATCCGCATGGCGATGCGATAGAAGTGTCTACCGGTGCGGGATGGGTGGTGATATAAATGGAAATACTGGCATTGGGAGCAAAAAAAGTAAGTTTAGCAGATGATGATAATAATGAGAGCGTAAAATTTAAAATAAACAAAGAAAACAACGAATTATTGATGAGTTGGAACAGACCAGCAAAACCAATTACTTTAGCCAGTGATGCTTTTCATGGTGAAACATACACCGACTTATTTGTGACTCGAAACCTAAAAACAAATAGCCATTTTAATACTGATTTAACTGGTTATACGTTAGTTTCTGGCACACCAACTGCGTCTTCAGATGACTATAATACTCCTGGTAGAAGCATGAAATGTTTTGGCGCTACTTCTCAATATGTTACGGCTTCTGTTAGTTGTACAGTGGGAGCTACGCTTTATGTTGCAGTTAAAGCAAAAGTTATTCGCTATATATCTGGTGGAGGATTAGGGTTTTACGGCAATCAAGGTGATTATGATTCGCCTATGCGACTGACAGAGGTAACAAGTGATTTCGTGACTATGTCCCATATATTTGTCGCGGATGGTACAACCTTTACTGTTAGTTTAGGTTCTATGGAAAGTGCAAATTTGGATGGTTATGTTGATGATTATATAGTTATAGATATTAGTGATTTGTTGAAATATAACCAAACCTCTAAAGATTTAGATGCTCTTTATGATAATTACCTAAACATTTTAAAAGGTAATGCAACAACGGTACAAGAAACAAAGAAATATAAATTAGTTTCTAAAGAAAATTGGACTTGTTCTGCCCCTGAAGCTGAAGCAGAATTTATAAGAAAAATGAGAGAGAAAGCCTTGGCAATTGGTATGACTAATTCGGTAATTTGGGGGAGTTATGGGTTTACTGCTTCTACAGCTTACGATCTTATTAAAATGGCCGTACACGCTTCGGGATATAATGACATTGTAAAAACATGGAACAAAAAGACATATACAATTAGAACGAAGGGCATTGATCTGCGCGAAATAGCCTTAACTACCACAGTAACAAGTACAGATTTGGAGAGTTATTATCATATATTTGGAGGCAAAACAGGTACAGGATCGGGTACACAACAAACACTCGCAGTATTAGTAAACGCACCTAACGGGAATATGTTAGTTGGCGCAGTTGCCGAGAACGCAACAGATCGGTTTATAGCAATGAAGCAATTAATGGATATCGGTACAAATTGTTTAACAGATTCAGCTTTTGTTCCACCTGGCGCATTGCCTCTTACGGCAACAAACTTTGCGGTTGCCCTAATGCCTCATGGGAATCCGTTGTCTTATGAAGGTTATGCTATTCCTCTACTGTATGCTGGAAATGAAAACACAGCAAAAGCTTGCGCTTCAACGGCTAAAATTGTTTGCGCGATGGTAATGCTGGACTATGTAAAAGACCTTAATGAAGTGTTTGAAATTAAAGCGTCTGATATATTATTAGGAAGCATAGTAAAAGATGGAGATATAATTAGTTTTAAAGATGCCCTCCACGCCATGTTGTTGCCATCTGCGAATGAAGTTGCTAAGGCTATTTCCAGAGTGGTTGGTTACAAAATATTAAATTCTCATTAAACTCTCTGGGATAGCGATAGCGAAATAAGCAACAATTCACACAGCCACTCCTTCAGGGGTGGCTTTTCCATTGCCGAAAGGAGGCGAACGAATGCAATTATCAGAGATAAAGGCAAGGGGCTGGTGGGCAATCGAGGACGACCCCATAACCCCGAACGAGATAACAGATGCCGAGATGGGCACGCTCGTTAATCAGGCCGTGGCGAACCTTGCAGATGTGTTAAACATAAATGCGAGCGCAATAATCACGCTTACCGGTAATCTCGGCGCATTACCTACCGATCTTTTGCAAGTTGTAAGAATAGATGATGCAAATGGCAATCCTATTTCACAAATCGATGACATTAATGACAAAGATAAGTATTCTCAGTTCTGGTTTTTAAACAGCATTGACGCTATGGTTATCCAAACTACTTCCGCCTCCGCTTCTGTGACTATGTATTATAAGGCATATCCGGCAGTAATGACAGTGGCAGCGGAATCGCCTATGGACATTCCGAGCGAGTTTCACCATTATATTGCAGACATTTGGGTCAAGGCTCACTATGCGCTGAAAAAGAACTTTCTGGACGAGTACAATGGCCTGATGCTCCTGTGGGACGACATTCGCCAACAGATAGCGAGGGCCTGCAACAACCGCAGGTCAGCGGCTATGATTCATACCATAGTTGATGTGTATGGGGGGTTGGGTTAATGAGGGCAGTAAACTTCGCTAGCAACCGCAGGCGCAGACCCCAACCGATAGTCTGGAATAACTTTCAAGGCGTGAATGAGGTAGACGACAATGTCAACCTGCCAGATCAACAAGTGCCCTATGCTCAGAACGTAGACTTCGGGCGTATCGTAGGCTCGGCGGCTAAGAGGTATGGCATGGAGAGCATAATCAGTGACATTAGAGATCTTAACGAACCTCATTATACAGGGGGACTTACGGCTACATTATCCCCTGCTAGTGCAGTAGGACAAACATGGAGTACGGGGGTCGGGGTTACAAATTTATCAAGGTTGATGCTTAGGCAAACGGTGTTAAACATTTCCCCTGAGGGGGTTACTGTTTCGGTATATGCCGATGCAACTAAGGCTGTATTAATAGGCTCAACCGCCAATTTATCAATATATGTGGCAAGCAACTTCTGGGAGGTAATATTTAATCCTTCTCTGACATTAATTGCCTCTACATCTTATTATTTAGAAATTACAAGCGCAACCGAAACTTATATATTAAACACAAGTTCTAGTAGTTCGCACGCTGGGCAATTGTATATAAACGGCGTAGCTGATGCCACCCGAGATTTATATCAAATAACTTATATGGACCTTGGCGCAGGCGGTTGCAAGGGGCAACACACCTTCCAAAGTACCGCAGGCGATATTCCCTTGATCGCAGTAGGGACAGATGTTTATAAGCTGAGCGGGGCGAGCACGAGCAGGACAACCGATACCGAGGCTGAATTCAACGCAGGGACAAAGACGGATGTTGTGGTTTTGGGAGATGCGCCAGCGGCACCAGCTACCGCTATTACTTTGGGTTCTTCCGGAGGGACAGGTTTAACAGGTGATTACTATGGCAAGGTGAGTTTTGTAGATGTAACAGGCGCAGAGAGTCCTTTGAGTGCTGCATCAAATAAATATACCGCAAGTAACACCCATTTATACTGGTATAACATACCGATTGGCCCAGCCGGCACAACGCAACGAAAACTATACCGCACTAAAGCAGGGGGAAAAACTTATTATCTCGATAAAATAATAGATAACAACACAGACACGGGATCCGGTGATGCTTTAACCGATTTCTATTTAACAGTGGAGTGGGAGGCAAAACGGGTTATTTTAGGCGCAGGGACAACCAAAGGGGCGGCGGTAATTACTCAGACCAGTACCAGTAATTTATTATCCATAGGAACATCCGTAGGGCAGACGATTACAATCCCGACGGGTATAAAGAAAATATACTCAATTGCACCCTATATTATCGAATTAGGGGCAGGAGAAAGTGTAATGCTCACTTTGTATTCAGGGGTAGACAAAGCTACTACAATAGGCAGTGCGTCTCTTACGGGGGCAATAGCAGATGGATATATGGAGTTTGTTCTTAATACAGTAGTGACGCCGGGCGCAATTTATTATTACGAAATAGTAGGGGGTCCGGCAAGTTCCGTAAAGTGTTATTTGAACAATCCGAGCGTTTATTCCGGGGGACAGATGTACATTAGCGGTTCCGCGCAAACAGAAGATATGGCCTTCTATGTCTACGGTTGCAAATACGTCCTAACAGGCGCCTACGAATCAGAATTAATCGACCTGACAACCGCCCCGACAGTATCAGCCCTTACATTCACTGAAACACTCAATGGTCAGACGGTGGCATGGTTCTCCCGATGCAGTTCTGATAATTCCGTATGGGGCGATTGGCAAGCGGTCATATCATCGGGTGATGGTATTCCGCTAGGGCGATATGTCCAGATTAAATATGTAATGGGTTCCGTGGACGGTACGTTAACACCTTCTATAAAAGACTATACCCTAACCTATAGCGTGGGCTACGGCACAGCAACCAGTATTAAAAGCGGTTTGTCTGGTGGCTCTGTACACTTCGTAGATTGGGATGATAGGGTTTGGTTCTGTGATGGGGGCAAGCCGCAGGTTTGGGATGGGACGGAGGAAAGGGACGTTGGGAATATGCCAGCTACCGCCCCGACCATAGCGGTAAGCGGTTCAGGCAGTTTTACCGGCGTGTATATGGCGAAAGTTACCTATATTAAAGATGGCTTCGAGGGCAACACCTGCGCCTTGTATGGCACAGTTACCGCTGCGTCAAATGGACAGATTGATTGGTCAGCGATACCGACAAAGGAAGGATATAAACGCATACTGTATAGGACGAAAGCCAATTCTGATGCCTACTATTATGTGACCACGATAAGTGACGATACGACCACTACTTACGCAGATACGGTTGCTGATGCTTCTCTCGGTGGTACATTATATCCAGCGTTTGACGGGGACAATAACGCACCTCCGAATAGTACGATTATTCACGTTCATAAAAACTATATGTTCTATGTCGAGGCCGCAATGCCAAACAGGGTTTATGTTAGTAAGGTCAATCTACCTGACCATATCCCAAGCGCAGACTATTTCCAATTCCCCGGTGCGGTATTAGGTATCAAAACTCACGGAGATTACCTTGTTGTGAGCGGAAAAAACTTCTTGGAGTACACGGCAGGGAGTATCTTTGACGCTGACCCCTCTGTGGGAGATTGGGATTTTAAAACCATAGACCGTATCGGGTGTATCGCACATGAGGCGATGGTTGAGGCGTATGACGCTTCGGCAAACCAAATGCTGATTATGCCAACCGAGCAGGGGTTGAAATACCTCTCTCCTAACCTACTAGGCAGTAATCTGCAAAGCACTCCGCTCAGCCGGAATGTACAGCATTATTTCGATGAAGCGATAAACCGGGAGACCATGAGCGCAATCTTCCATAAACAGGCTTATTATATCGCCTTTAACTGGGCAGATCCGGTTGCAACACCGGGAACGACCAACAACGTAGTATTTAAGTTAGACCTTCGCAATCGAGAATGGTCGGGGCCGTGGTTCATAAATGTGTCCGGCTTTTTCATAATCGGCAGTAGTCTCTATATGGCTTCCAGCACTACCGGCAGGGTTTACAAGCACTCCGGAACCTCAGACGATGGAGTGGCTATCGATATGATTATCGACAGCAGTTACAAGGGCAGTTGGGAGAAACGCAATTTCGCCAAGCTAATCGCCATGGTCAAGCGCGGATCTGTGACCACCGGCACAACGATTCTAACGAGGGTTGATAATTTAGAGAGAACAATCGCCCTCGGATCATGCGCTGGTTGGGCAGGCTCCGGCGGTAGCGCAAGAGATGTGCAGGACGAGGTTACCAGCCCACAAAAGGCAATCAGTGGTGGCAGGGGTTTCAACAT